GGGCGGCCCCTGTCAGGTTATTGGTCGGTCTTTGCGCGGTGCGATGAAAGTTGGTTGCGGGGGCGGGATTCGAACCCGCGACCTCCTGGTTATGAGCCAGGCGCGCTGACCGGACTGCGCTACCCCACGATGATTCCTGCGGCTCCCGTTGACGCACGGGAGCCATGGTTGCGGCTCGATCAAGACTAAGCCAAAGATTTGAGGCCGCTCCCACAGATCGGTGACCACCATTGGGCGTCCACAGGAGGGTCTTGCAGTGGCCAAGGAGCGACGGCAACTCGCCGTCAGTCTCTCGAACTGCCGATGTTACGTGCGCCACCTTCGGCTGGGCTGGACGGGCTTCATGCGTTGATGATCTCGGCATAGACCGCGAGCGCGACGCGAGCATTCGGCTTGCGCTTGCCCTTGATGTAGAAGTCGGCGGCGCGCTCGGTGCAGCCGGCGCGCTGCGCCAGGTTGAGCGCGGGTTTGATCGGCCACAGCGCCCGAACAACTGTTCCGAATTTGCACGATTGTTCTTCGGAAGCATTTGACGGTAGCAGCTTCCGCTGACTTGATTCGCTCGACATGACGCACCAACTCCACCACACACACCGAAACAACCTGTGCGAGTCCTTTCGCCTTGGACTCGTTTCGCGCGCATTTGACCGATCGCGCCAAGCCTTCGTTCACCATGCGGCCCGTCGCGCAACAACACTTCAAGTTGAGTCAAATTTATCTTGCACGTTTCGAAAATGGGAGCAGGATACCGGTCATCAAAAAGACGACGGCGGCGATCCACGCGCGCCAGACTGGTGTTCACATGAGTATGATTTTGCGTTTTCCGCGGCGTCATGTGCGGGCCTCTTCGGTCGTTTTGAAACCAAAGACCGACGGACAGACGTCCAAGTGCTTGGCCGCGAGTGCTTCCCTGATCAGGATAAACTTCGTCGGCGAAATCTTGCCCCTCGCGCGCCAGTTGCTGACGCCGGACGTGCCGATGCCGGCGACAACAGCCGTCGCTGTAGGTCCTCCGAGGGCATCAATGACATCGTCGACTGAATTGAGCATGCCGCCAAATTGTTCACGTTATGTGAATATGTCAACCCTTCACGGAACGGCAATAGAAATTCCACCGCCGGTGAGGTCTCATTTGACCATGGCGGAACAACTCAAAGCATTGGCGAAGCGACTGGAATTGACGCGGGAGGCTCTGGACCTTAACGCGTCTCAGCTGTGCAAAAGGATCGGCATCAAGGAGAACCGTTGGTCCCAGTACGAGAGCGGAGAGCGCCGAATCACCCTGGAAGTGGCAAATGCACTCTGCGACGAATTCGGTCTGAGCCTGGACTGGATTTATCGGGGAAACCCGGCCCAACTGCCTCACGTTCTCCGGCTGAAAATCCGTCAGGCCGCCTAAGTTACTGATCACATTACGTGAACTAGAAAATCACAAAATGTGATTTTTTGTGCTTGACGACTTCACGGCTTGTGAAGTAGGTTTGCTCCATCACCACATGGAGCCGCCGCTCATGTCCACCGCCCGCCGCACCGCCCTCAAGACCCCCGAAGCCCTCACCGCTTACGCCATCCTGTTCCATGTTGGCTTTGTGAAGCGCCCGCAGCTGCAGGCCGCCATCGGCCGCGGGCTCGGCCGCGAAATCTCCGACGACCAGTTCGAAGCCACCATGGTCGAACTCGGCTCCCGCATCATCCGCGTGCGCGGCATGGGCGGCGGCATCCGCCTGTTCTGATCGATCCGCTCAATCACACCGCCGCAACCGGAGCCGCCGCTCATGTCCACCGCCGCCGCAACCACCACCCGCCCACAAAGCCCGTTCGAAACCGCCCGCCTCGCGCTGATCGAACGCCTCTCCGCGATGACCGCGCCACGCGGCTTCGCCACCTTCCCGCACCCGTCAGACTTCGAGGTCGTTGCCTCCCACATCCGCGAGGCCGCCGCGATCTTCGACGAGTGGCTGGGTGTGATCGGCGCCGAGGTGCGCGACAATTCCAGCGCCGACATCGACAACGATCTGTTCCTGGACGCGTTCAGCCGCGCCGTCGACGGCAATGAGACGTTCGCGTGCGAGGAAGCCGGCAACGTGCTGCGCGACGAGCGGAGGGCTGCGTGACCCGCGTCGAAGGCATCTTCGCCCTCATCACCTTCTTTGCCATCGGCTTCATGATCGCACTCGCCCTGTAATTCACCAGACCGTCGCAACGGTCATAACCTGGAGAGACTGCAATGCCCGCCGCCCACCAGCAACCCGTCGAACGCTGTGACCACAATCGCTTCGCCGCCCAGCTCACCGAGCGCATCGCCGAGCCAGATCCAGCCTTCGTCAATCATCGCGTGGACGAGATCAAGGCGTTCGAAGCCCGCGCCGCCGGCAAGCCGGCTCCGCAGAAGTCGGTGACCGTTCAGCAGCAGCCAATCGGCACTCCGGCCACCACGCATCCCGCCACGCCGATCGGCATCGTTCAGGCCGCGCTCGCGAGCGGCAACGTCGAGATGTACCGCGAGGCCGTGGCGCTCATGAAGGAAATGGACGCGATCGTGGCCCTGAAGGCGTTCAACAACGCGTTGGCCGATGCCAAGGCACAATTGCCGGTCATCAAGAAAAACAGCCACGTCACCTTCGACAGCAAGGGCGGTGGAACCGACTATTGGCACGAGGACTTGGCCGAGGTCGTCGGTACTGTCGCTCCGATCCTGAGCGCGCACGGGCTGTCTCACCGCTGGCGCCTGAAGGGCAAGCCCGGCGAGCCCATCACCGTGTGGTGCATCATTTCGCACCGCGACGGTCATTGCGAGGAGAACGAGATTTCGGCCGGCGCCGACGCAACCGGCGGCAAGAACCCGATTCAGGCCATGAAGTCGGCCGTCTCCTACATGGAGCGCATCACGTTGATGGCATCGCTCGGCCTCGCATCGCGACGCGATGACGACGATGGCCGCGGCAATGCCGGCGAACAGCCGAGCGTCGAGGAGCCCGTCGTCAGCGGCGGCATCACGCCGGCCCAGATCGAACAGATCCGCGCCGCGCTGGCGACCAAGGGCGCCAGCCAGCTCGCCTTCCTGCAATGGGCCCACCAGAAGCGTTTCGAGGACATCCCCGCCATCCATTTCGAGTCCTGCATGAAGGCGATTGCCGGCTTTCGGAGTACCAAGCGATGAAACCCCAGATCATCACCTGCGACCAGAACTCGCCCGAATGGTTCCGCGCCCGCATGGGCATCCCGACGGCATCATCGTTCAGCGACGTGCTCGCCAAGGGCAAGACCGCGGGCGCCGAAAGCCTGACCCGCCGCGCCTACATGCTCAAGCTGGCCGGCGAGATCATCACCGGCGAACCGATGGAGAGCTTCGGCAACGCCAACACCGAACGCGGTCACATGATGGAGGCCGATGCCCGCGACCTCTATGCGTTCCAGAGCGGTGCTTCGCTCGAGCGCGTCGGCTTCGTCCGCAACGGCCGCGCCGGCTGCTCGCCGGACTCCCTGATCGGCGATGACGGCGGGGTCGAGATCAAGACCAAGTTTCCGCACCTGTTGATCGACCTGATCCTCAAGGACGAGTTTCCGGCCGAGCACAAGGCGCAGGTCCAGGGCACGCTGTGGGTCACGGGACGGCAATGGTGGGACATCGCGGTCTACTGGCCAGGCCTGCCGCTGTTCGTCAAGCGCGTCACCCGGGACGAAGTGTTCATCCAGCATTTGGCGGCCGAAATCGACCGCTTCAACACCGATCTCGATGCGATCGTCGCCCAGATGCGACGCCGGATCGAACAGGACTCCTTGCCCGAGCCGAGTGCGGCGGCGGCTTGAGCGCGAGGCCCGGCAGGTCGCGAGCGTAGCGACCTCGCGACCTGCCGGGAAACCTTCTCTCTTTTTTCGGAAACAACGATCATGGGCTTCCATCGCATCAAGCCACCGCAAGCGCTCGACCGCGCCGCCATCCGGGCGGAAGTGATCCCGCTGTTGACGGCCGAACTCGCCTTCCTCGAGCGCACCACCGATCCGTTTGGGATCGAACACGGCTGCGTCAACCCGGCCGGGCATATCCCCATCACCTCCTGTGGCGCGATCGTGTGCGCGCATTGCGCGAGGGTGTTTTGGTCATGACCGCAACTCCCTTCCTGCTCGACGGCCCCTTGATGACCGCGATCGAGCGCCGCCGCACCGTCACCGAGCGCATGGCGAAAGACCTGATCGAGGCCGGCGCACTCAGCTCCGACCAGGAAGCGATCCGGTTTTTGCACAGGGCCGGCTATCCGATGCTCGACGTCGCGCTGCTCGCGGCCGAGGCGCGGATGCTGGCCTATCAGGAGATCGTGGCGCGGGAGATGAGCGCGCCATGAACAGCATCTCAATCTGGTTTCTCGTCTCGATCGCGACCTCTCATTACATGGGCCCCATGCCGGAGAACACATGCAAGGCCGCCGGCGCGATCTTGCAGGGCGAGGGTGTTGTCTGCCGACAGGCCTTCGCCATGACGGCATGCGACGTAGCGGGACGGCCCGGCGTCTCTACGGCCTGTCCGGTTTTTGACGTCCCACAGGTGACGGTGAAGAAGCCATGAACGACGCTTACGCGAAGACCATTTTCCAGTGCACCGAAACCACGCCTTGGGATCGTGTGACGCGAGGTCCCGTTCGGCATCACGGCGCCTATGAGGCCGGCGAACAACAGGACGGTTGGCCGGGAGGCGACATCGTTGCGATGAAGTGCCGGTTTTGTGGACACGAGTGGGAAAAGGAATTGCCGCAGTGACCCTCCCCCGCCCGCAACGCCTCACCCCGCCCTCTGCCGTCGGCAGCCTGCTCAAACGCGCCGGGGTACCGACCCGGCCGCGCATCCCGTCGGAAGAGAGGAACCCCGACTATCTCGCCCTGGTCAGGCAGTGTCCGTGTCTGAAGTGCGGCATGGAGCCCTCGGAAGCGGCGCATGTTCGTTTCGCGTCTGCCGCTTTCGGCAAGGCCTCGGGGATGCAGAAGAAACCGGAGGACCGATTCGCGGTTCCATTGTGCGCGGAGTGTCACCGTCTCGACCGGCACGCGCAGCACAAGCGGAACGAGGAAGGGTTCTGGCAGGAGATCGACATCAACCCGCTTCTGGTCGCGGCGCACCTCTATGCGCAGCGCGGCGACCTGGTCGCGATGCGGGCGGTTTGTTTCGTGGCGATTGCGCAGCGGGGGAAGTGATGCCGGACCACGATCGAAAAGCCGCGGACATCATGGCCTCGCTTCTCGTCCAGGTCCTGACCCGCGCCGAAGAAGAGAACCGGCATCTCTACGTCTGGGAACGCGAGGCCATCGAATGGCTGCGCGAGCAGTGGAAGCGCGACAAAGACACGTTGATCAACATGTGGGTCGCACATCGATATGTCTCGAATACGAATCTCGACCTGCTCGGCAGAGTATCGCCGGAAATTGTCAGCCGAGCCGAACGAGGCGAGATCACTGAACGGAGGAAGTGATGGACTGGGATTTCGACACCGAGATGCGGGACTACGAGGGCGAGCTGCGGCGCCTGCGGCGCGCCAGTGGATTCCACAAGGTCGTCATCGCCGTCAGCGCGCTCGTGCTGGTTGCGGCGATCGGACTGTCGGTCATTGTTATTTGAATCACCGGACCAGCGCCGTCTCTTCGGGAGCGGAGCGGTCATCAGAGAGCAGAGGGATTTGGAACATGCGTGAAAAGCCGATTTTATGTGTCGATTTCGACGGGGTCATTCACTCCTACACGAGCGGGTGGAAGGGCGCGACCGTTATCCCCGATCCGCCGGTCAAGGGCGCGCTGCGCTGGCTCTGGAAGGCCACCGAGTGGTTCGATGTGCAAGTCTATTCCTCGCGGTCGAAGGATTTCGAGGCCTTGAAGGTAATGCAAGGTTGGATGATCGATCAGTCGATTGAGGAATTTGGCCACGATCACCCGATGGCTTGCGTCACGATGACGGCGGAAGGACCGACCTATCCCATCACCTTCGCGCATGAAAAGCCAGCAGCGTTCCTGACCATCGACGACCGAGCGATCTGTTTCGAGGGCGATTGGAGCGAGATCGAGCCGGCCGACCTGCTCAACTTCAAACCGTGGAACAAGCGTGATCTCGGCGCGACCGGGACCTTTCCGCAAGGGGTTCTCAACGATGACGACCAGGGCGCGCTCAAGATCGGGATTGCCTACGATAAGCGCGATGGTCTCGTTCATCTGAATTTCGGCAAGCCTGTCGCATGGACTGCCTTCCCGCCTGAGATGGCCGCCAATCTCGCGCGCATGCTCCTGAAGCATGCCGGCGCGAAGAAGATCGAAATATCCTTTTAGCCGCGAGCGCGACCGCCAGATAACCGAACAGGTCGCACCCACCCGCAGCCGGTCATTGTCCCCAAATTCTTAAGGAAGCATCACATGAGCGAACGTTTAGGCCGTCTCGAATCTTCCAACTTCGACCTCTGGCTCTCTTTGTCGGAGAAGGCCACGATCGAGCAGACCCGCAGATCCAACGAGGCCTTCACCGCCGCGCTATCGCGCCAGGTCAAGCGCGGGCGCGAGACTGCCGCGCCCGGCACCTTCGTCGATCCGACGCCGGCGATCGGCGCGCTGCGGATCCGTGGCGAGGTCCAGATGTCGGCCTGCGGCTCGTCGGCTGCGATGTGCGCGGAGCGAGGCGGCGTCAGCCTGGTGGCGACAGCGTTGAAGTAGTGGCTACGCCAATTGGCGCAGGCTTTCGTGGGTCAGCAGTTAAAGCAGGAGAGATAAATGGCCCGGATTTTCTTATACGTAGCTGTTGTCTTACTATCTGGAGTGTTTCTCGGCGCGTGTCTTGGATCAAGTCTAAACATGACACCCAAGCCGGCTGTTCTTTGGCTAATACCATTTGCAGCAGTTTTGCTTTGCGGCATCGTTTTGGGCGCTTGGCCCTTCGCCCCGCATTGACATCACTTCACCGGAATCCCTCAATCATGTCCGCCCTCACCATCATGGCCACCGCCCTCGACCAGGAACTGCAGCGCCGAGCCGTTTTTCACGTCGAGCGCCGTGGAATTTTCAACATTGACCGAATTTGCAACGTCAGCCGTGATGACTGCGAAGCGATCCTGCGCACCGTGATCGATCACGCCGTCGCGCTGGCGGCCACTTACGAGACCTCCCACCCCGGCCCCCTCAGCCCCCCTTCAGGCCGGGTACTTGACGGCGGGCGCATCGCACCCGGTGATGCGCCCGCCGTTCCTTCTGACGAGGATCCGTCATGGACGGCGTATCTGGACGGAGCGGGGGAGCCGTGACCCGTTCAAAGCTCACATGGGACACCCTGCCGGCCTTCGCCACCGACGAAGAGATCGGCGAGGTTGTGCTCGGACACGACCGCCGCCGTGAGTTTCACGGTTTGGCCCAGTTGCATGAGCCGGGCGGAATGCCGAAGATCGACCCGGCGTGGGGCGGGCGGTATGTCCCGGCGGTGAGGGCCTATCTCGACAGCCGCCACGGGCTGGCGCTGACTGCTCCGCTGGCGCCCAGGGGTAAAGAAGGGGAATTCCATGTCGGACGACGCTCGCCCGCAAGGACCCGGGTTGAAGTGGCGAAATCGCCGGAACGCGGCACCGGTCCCGTACTGGTTCGCTAGCCGGAAGGCGCTGAAGAAGGGTTATCCCCTGAAATCGGCCAATCTGGCCGAGCACGCACACGACCCGATCATGTTGCTGCAGCGCTGCGACCGGCTGGAGCTCGAGCAACGGCTTTGGCTGGACGGCGCGCCGCGAGTGAAACCGGCCTACAACGGCACTTTCGGTTCACTGCTCAAGGTCTATGAGACCGATCCCGAGAGCACATTCCAGGATCTCAAGCCCGCAGTGCGGAAAAGCTATCTGGTCTACATCAAGCGGCTTGGCGGACAGCTTGCCGACGTCAGGATCGACGACAGCGACGGGACCGACGTCAAGCGCTGGTTCCGGGGCTGGCGCGTGGGTGACGACGGCAAGGACCGGCTGCCGCGCGCATGCTTCGTGCTCGCCGTGCTCAAGGCCGCATTGTCGTTCGGTGTGGTGCGCCGGCTTGCCGGCGTTGCCGCCTTCAAGGCAGCCGTGGACGAACTCGAATTTCCGCGCCCGAAACGGCGCACGCACGCACCCACGGCAGCCCAGATCATCGCCGCCAGGCAGGCCGCGCACGCCGCCGGCGCGCCGCTCCGCGCGCTGCTCTATGCGCTGCAATTCGAGACGACCTTGCGGCAAACCGATATCACCGGCATGTGGCTGCCATTGTCGGAGCCGCAGCCCTCTACCATCCATGACGGCAGGACAAAATGGATCGGCCCGCTGTGGTCGGCGATCGACGCGGGTGGAATCATCAAGATCAAGCCGACCAAGACCGAAGATACGACCGGCGTCGAGGTGACGTTCGATCTGACGGTTTGCCCGATGGTGCAGGAGGATTTGGCCAGGATCCCGCAGGAGAGCCGCAGCGGCCCGCTGATCATCGACCATGCCACGGGACTGCCCTACCGGTACCAGACATTGAACAACGATTGGCACGCCGATTTCATCGCGGCCGGCCTGCCGCCAACGCTGTGGAATCGGGACCTGCGGGCCGGGGGTGTGACGGAGGGCGGCAAGGCTGGAGCCGGCAAGGATGATCGCCGCAAGCTCGCAGGCCACTCCCGAGAAGAGACTACCGAGGTCTACGACCGCGACATGCTGGAAGCGCACCGCCGGGTGATGGGTGCGCGCACAGGCTATCGCCGCAAGAACGAGACGAAAACAGACTGAGGACCACGGCGAGGACCACGGGGACCGCGCCGCAATGATTCCAACAGGTTACCGGGCAACCAATTTAAGGACTTGTTAACGTCAAGTCATTGTTTCGATTAATCGACGGTCCAGGGCGGACCCGGGAAATACCGCGACAGAAGGATAAAGCCCGCCACCCGGAGCCCACCGGAGGGCAACCCCAGCAGGTTCGGATGACGGGCTTTGAGGCTGCGACCGGGGTTCCATCTCGGTCGCGAGGTCCGCCGGCAACTTGGAGGTTTTTTGAACCGGACGGGTTTTGAGAGCTTCAGTCCTTGAACAGCACCGAGCGAACCGCGCAGTCCTTGGCCTCGAGCAGCTTGCGCAGGGCCACCGTGCTTTCCGGATTCTTCGGCAGCGATGCCGCCAGCGATCGGGCGAGATCGCCGAACGGTGCGCTGACGACCTGCAGGTGCGGCGGCAGGTGCTCATAGGCGAAGAACTGCAAAAGCTTGTCCATCAGATCGATACCTCTTCGATTGCCGGGCATCCGGCCGGCGCGGTTTTCCTTGCTCAGGTCATGCTGCCCGGCATGAAGCACCTGACACCGCGGAGTCCGCCGTTCAGGTAATAGGGCCAGACCATCGTCTGCCCCGCGCGGTTCGGGCTCTCGATCACGGCCGTATCCGGCACGTCGACCCATTCGCCTTCCAGCCGCACGCGGTAATGGCCATCCTTGGCGTCCCAGTCGACATCCGAAAGCCGCATCGCGTCGGAGCCGTCGCAGCACGGCACCGTGTTCTTGTTGCGCAGGCTCTTGAACCAGCCATCGAGATCGGGGCGGCTGTGGTCGTGAGCGCGCACCGGGCGATGATGAAACACCGCCATCACCAGCACGATCAGCGCGATGACGGCCAGAAAGATGCGGATTGCGCGAGGGCTGTCGTGGTCCATCATGGTCACCCCCCGAACTTGATCTTGAGCAGCCATCCGATCGCCCATTTCAGCGCGGACTCCATCACCCAGCTCAACAGGATCAGGATGCCGATCCCGCCCGAGGCCAGCAGCGCCATACGCTTCTTGGTCAGGGCCTGGCTGGCCACCAGTGGTTCCAGCGCGGCCGAGAGCTTGCCGATCGCGTCGTTGTTGGCGCGCAGCAACTCGACGTTCTCGACGTGGCGCCGGTCGTCATCCTCGCAGTGCTGCTCGAACAGCCGGTTGAGGTTTTCGAGCCCCTCGGTGTTGCGGCCGAGCTTGAAGCTGATGTCGTGAAAACCACTTCCGCCGTCGTGGTTGGGGCCCATCGCTTAGAGGCCCGGCACAAGCGTCGCGAGGCCCGCGCCTCCGGAAATCACCACGCCGATGAAGCTGACGATGTCCTTCTTGACCATCGAGGCGACCGGCGAGCACTTGATCATGAACTCGGAATCCGGCTGCAGCGAGTTGCGCAGCTCGACCAGCTTTTCGAACTTGGTCACCACGGCAGGATCCGGCATCATCATGTCCTGACCGTCAGGGCCCTGGACGGCCTTCTGGCGCACGTTGATGATATCGATCCATGCCTGATAGCAGGGCGCTGTCACCTTGCTCCCGGACGCTGTGGCGAGCTTCAGGGCGTATTGCAGGTCTGGCAGCAGCTTGGCATCGAGCGCGCCAATGATGTCCTCCAGCGGGCCGCCGCTGCGGATGCTGGAGCGCTCGTTCAAGCCGAGCGGGTCGATCGGGAGTTTCGGGCGTCCCTGCGCCATCGCCGGATCAGCGAACAGAAACGCCGACAGCAGCATGGCCGCGATCAGCACCTTGACGACGGCCTTGGTGATGTCGGAGGTCGTCAGCGTCGGGTGCTGCGCCGCGATCTCCGACACGGTCGGTTGCGCCAGGCCGGCGCCCCGCAGCTTCGCCGCCTGCGCCAGCGACTGGGCCTTCAGCACCTCGAGCTTGGACAGCACGATGGCCTTGCCGTAGTCGTTCCAGAAGGACCAGGCCATACCGACCACGAACATGCCGGCGGCGACGAAGGTTTCGACCTGGTTGGAGGCGATGATGCCATGGGTAACGGCCGTTGCCCCCAGCGTGATCAGGCCTTTCTTGATCACGCCGGAGGCCAGCGTGAGCATCATCGTCTTGGTGCTGTCGTCCATTTCCTTCTCCTATTGATGGCAAGGCGGCGGCGAGCCTGCGCCGTCGCAGGTGTTGAGCAGGGAACTCAGCTCGAGGAACGTCTTGAAGTTCTGGATGCCGCGCATGATCAGCGGCGCGGCGGCGATCAGGATGATGGCCAGAATCACGGCCGGGATGGCTCTGTTCATGGGTGCCACTCCGCATCGATCGAGGGATCAATCAGAGCCATCCGCTTCAGCAGTGCCGCGCAGCCCGTCTGATGATCGACCGCGTCCGGATCGAAATGCCCATCCGCGACGTACTTGCCACGATGATATTGATCGGTGGCGGACCAGATGTAGGGCGATGGCAGTCCCCTCGCCGCGTAGCCGAGCCCGTTGTACTGCTCGAGCAAGGTCAGCACGCCGCCGATGCTCCAGTCCTCCCAGTGCGCGGCATGCGGCGGACAGACCACCAGCGCGTCGATCGCGGCAGCCTCCCAGGACGCAAAGGGACCGCGATGCTTCGGGACGTGGATCGATTCCTTGTTCCATGGATCGCCCTGGGCCAGCGAGGCCGTCCAGCTCTGCGAGGACTCCCGCTGGTGGATCACGGCGATGACGGGCCAGGGAACGCCGGTCTTGGCTTCCACGGCCTGATAGCGCGCCTTGGCGTTCACGAGCCGGTGGGCTGCCGTATCGAGGATGCGCAGCCATTCGGGCAGGATGTGCGCGGCAGCCCAGCGGGTAGCGTTCCGCGCCTTGAGGGCGGTGAGGTCGGTCATGGGGTGATCTCGATTGAAGGGAGGTCTTGGGCAGGCATAGCGGGAGCGCTCGGCCACAACGCTTGTTAACGCTATGGTTGTGGTGGTACGGTTGCGCCCGTCTCTGCTTTTCCGGAGATGGACACGCGGCTATTGGGGAGGTATTTTTAGATGCGGCAGCTCATTGGAATTTCGTTGATCGTCGTCAGCCTGGGTCTCAGCATTGCCGAGGCCTTCGCGCAGAACGGGCGCACCTGCAGTTCGACATGCTCAGGCCCACCCGGACAACGGACCTGTACGCGCTCCTGCTATTGACAGCAGGGATCACGGCACCGCTTGATTGATCGGTGCCGTGAGCCTCCGCCGCGAGGATCGTATCAGTTAATCGCCTCGACAATCAGTTGGCTGAGTTTGATCTGGTTGACACCCGTTCCCGCGCCAGCCCACTTGCTCTCCACCGTGATTGCGAGAGTTCCGTTCGTAGCCAAGGCCACCGGTTGGGCCGTGTCGCTCTGCACGGTGCTGCCACCCAGCCCGTTCGCGTTGCCGATCATCGCGGTTTCAGTATTGACGGACGCCCCCGGCGCAGCGGTCGCCTGCGTAAGCCATTGCAATACAAATTGCGTGTTGGTAACGCTGGCGGTGGGGGTGTTGCCGCCGACATGAGCAACGACGGTGCCCCCGTATTTCAGTTGAAAATCAACTGCCGTCGGTACCGTTCCCGTGGTGATCCGGAAAGCAGCGGTCACCTTGAGCACCCGGTTTGCCACCATGAAACTCGCCGGAACGCTCGCCGTCAGATTGTACGCTCTATAGGAGCCAGAGCCAGAGCTGCTGTCATTGGTGTCTCCGCTGTTCTGCGGAGCAACAGGGGCGGCCCTCGTGAAGATGGTAGGGCTCACAATGGATGCGTTAGCTATGCCGGTTCCACCATTCGCAACCGGGAGAACCCCAAGACCATCACTGAACTGCGGCGGCTCCCTGCGTTGATAGACCGAGGGCGGCCCGACACCTTCTTCCGCCTGCACCAAGGCGAGCTTGAAGTGGTTGCCGATGGTCCCGACCGCGTTGGCGCGGGTGACGTTGCCGACACGAGCGTCGGTGGCATTCCATGTGTCGGGAGTGAAGAGATAGGTATCACTTGATGCGAGTGTGAAGAACAGAATCAATCCGGCCCCGGAGGAGTACTGCCAGGTCCCGCTGGCGTCCGCGAAGACGGTGACGAATTTCTTCTCCCAGGTGTCGGCGGTGTAGATGGTATACTGGGTGTTGAACGATCGGTTCAGTGCGCTGTTCTCGACGGCGACGAAGTAGTTCCCGATGACCGAGCTTTTCACCCAGAACGAGATCGTAATCGGAAGACCGCCTGCTTGCCCGAATCCGAGGAAACTGGAACGTCGCGCGTTGACGGTATGCTTGATGCCGTAGTAGTCCGGATTTGTAATGGACGCATCCGCAGTCGTCACCGCGACATCAAGACAATGCTGGGTGAACATCCCGGCTTGCGCGGCCGTTGGTGCATCCGCCGTCTTGGCAATAGTCACAACACCGGCACCGCTCTGAGCCCATGCCCACTGGTCGGCGATCAGCGTCGCATCCGCTGCGGCTGTGAACGTAGTGCCGAAGTTCCACTGGTTGGTGGTGAAGTCTCCTTCAAGAATAAGATTGCGAGTTGATGGCCTACCCAGCGCCGACGGGCGCAGGCTGTTGCTGATCGGGTCAGTTGCTGGGAGGTGGCTGTCACCGTTCAGGTAGGCGCTCGCAACCAACTCGCCGGCTGCGAGGTGGCCTGCCCCGTTGAAATGCAGGGCGTCGAGCCAGACCGAAGGGCCAAGAGATGCGGTGTAGACGAAGCGCCGGACATCAGAGTTTTGCCGGGCAGCCATCTGAAGCTTGGAATTGGTAGTGTCGGAGAACGGCAGCCCGCTAATGCTGGTCGGAGCGATGCCGTAGATCATGACGGGGGTATAGCTCGGGAACCAACTCTGAGCCTGAAACCGCGCCATCATTTGGTTGAAGTTGTCGACGTAGAGCTCTTGCGAAGTCAGGGTCTGATTTTCACCCTCCCACCACAGCATGATGTCGATTTTTGAAACACCAATCTGTGCCAGCGCCGGCACCACGTTGGCCACGACATTGGCGAACATATCGGGCGCGCTGGCACCTGGAAGCCACTGTGAGATCGGCTGCGACCCGATAGCAATGTCGATCACATAGACCGGACGCCCGGGATTGGCCCGCCCGATCACTGACGCGAACGCTTCAGGCTGGCGAATGACGGTCGTGAAGTTGGACGTCAACGGCACAAACGATGTTCCGACCGCACCATCGACGAACGTGATGCTGCCGTTGAAATTCCAGCTAAAGACGTTGGGGGCCGGTGTCCACGACAGCGTCTCGGCCCGCACAAAGTTCGATTGGCCGGTGGCCAGAATGACGATCGGCGCGCCATTGCCGGGCTGTACCTGAGCCCGTGCTGGGGCGCAGATCAGCGAGAGAGCAAGTACAACCAGGGCGAGAATAATCTTGTTCATCGTTGACTTCCTTGGGATTTTAGTAGGCGCCGGTGCCGTCAGGCAGCGGAGACAGGGTGACCGTCCCGCCGTTGCCGGCAATGACATACGAGAAATTCAGTTTTGCCAACTGGGTTTGCCCAGCCGTCGGCGTGATCGTGATATAGTTCACTGCCGCGTCGCCCTTGCCGTCGACGATGGTCAGCGGCTTGATCCGCGTCGACCAATTCACGGTCACCGTGAAGGGGGCCGCGACGGCCTGCTTGACGATGATAACGTCATCGTTCGGGTCCGCCGCGTAAGGTCCTGCGGCAGTGATGATCTTGACCACTTTGTTGGCGGCGACGATCGCGGCCGGCTGCACCAGCGTGAATACCCCGGTGAGGCCGTTCCACATCAGCGCATAGGTATTGACCGGATCAGCGATCGTCAGGAATGCCGGCAACAACACCCCCGGCTTGAGGCTGACCGTATAAGCCCCGTTCACCTGGGCGACATCGACAATGCCCGAGCCGCTCACATTCGACGGAAATCGCGGCAGCGTCCTCAGTTTCAATGTCATGACGACGGCCCACCCTCGACGATGCTAAGCTGCGCGGAGATCAATTGCGTGGTGACGCCGTTCAGGGTCATGCGGACGAACACCGCATAATCCCCGGCGCACAGCAGGGCCATCTTGGCCTTCGGAAACGTCCACACCACGGTGAGCCCGTCGCCGGAAATCACCACCGTGCCGTCCGCCACCGAGCCCGAGATGATCGCGTTGTGGGGCGTATCCTCACCGGTGACGAATACGACCATCGCGGCGCCTGTGAGGACCACCGGCGTATTGGTCTCGTCCGTCAGCTGGAACGGATAGATCCAGTCTTCCTGGTTGGAAGTGTCGCCGATCGAGCCTGTGTACATGGTCAGGCCCCTGCTTACAGCTTGATATAGATGGTGGTCAGCAGCATCGGCGAGGCGATCGCGAATGGCGTGCTGGCGCCGCCCCCCACGCTGCCGGTAAAGGAAAGCGAAGCGGTCGGCGCGTTGAGGACCAGCGGCCCTGTCGTCGAAAAACCACCGACCGTGACGTTGCCCGGGCCGCCACCGCCGGTAGAACTGATATTCGCGTTATTGAAGGCCAGCGAATTGAGCGTGACGGTACCGGCCGGGGTGATCGGTGGCAGGTTCGTCAGCGCCAGCCCCGGCATCCGCTCATTGCCGCCGGCAGCCCCCAGCACCGTCGCCGCCGTCCCGAAATACGTCGCCGTGAGCCGCCCCGCCGGAGCATTGCCCATGTCGTCGAGGCCTGCGCCGCAGACC